GGTTCTTGACGTACTTGGTGGCGACAGTCGAACCGGCTGGGTTCTTGTAGAACTTAGCCTTCGGGTTGTAGGCGACGCCCTTGACGCACTTGACGAAGTAGGCACCAGCCTTGGTCTTGAAAATAACGCGCTTCTTGAAGTTCATGAAAGAGGTGGGCTTGGGGCTTCCGCCTGTCTTGGCGAGCATTCGGCGCTTGTACTCACGCTTAACCGGTCCGTTCATTTATTATTTAACAGTATAAATTTCTCTGACACAGATAGTCCTGTATCGTCATAGGAGGCTCGCTGAATATTTTGCTATAGACCTCGATCACGTTTGTCCCTGAGGCCATGAGAACTATGTTATATATCAAAAATACGATGAGGTTTTCAGAGTAGTCGAGAGATGTCTTTCGTGTGAGCCAGATTGTTAGAGCGTGCGTGAAGAATATGAATAATGAGACTGGGTTCGTCAAGCCGTACTGTGAAGACGTGAATACTAGGCTTCCTGTCATGACGCCCATGGCAGATATCAGCGGGGAAAAGGGCAAAAGCCCTACTGACCATAAGGCGGTCATAGCAAAGACCCAGTATGAATATATATGCCAGATTGGCACCTTTATCATCACTGATATTAGTTTATCATATAAATCTTAGATTGGCTGTAATCATTTACATATAAAATGGCATTTTGATTATCGAAAACCACACCAATATATTGGTGGCTGCTGCTGATGCTTGCCATGGAAACTAGCTGAACCCGACCCGACTGCCCTGATTTAAACGAATTTATAATAGCGGGGGTGGACGTATTGGTCGTGTATATGGTATCGGTAGTTTCATCTAAACACAAACCCCATAATTCAGCGGTATTAGTTGCCCAAGAGAGTGGAGCAACATTATAACTTCCGGCATTTGGTGTGTATCTATATATCGTGCCTCCTGCGATGGCGGTGAATGAACCGTATAGCACACCAGTGACTGCATTGATAACTATACCCTGATTAACTTGAGAATTAATATATGTATTATCTAGTCTTGTAAGAGTTCCTGCTGTCAGGTCTATTTTAAAGAGATAGCCGCCACCGGAGCCAGTGCTGAAAAAGTAAATGCTTCCATTAAAATAAGCAGTTTGCCTAATATCTGTTATTGTATAAGAATGACTTATAGTATTTGTAACTGTGGGCCCCCAGTTCTGTATATCAAATGTATATATTTTTAAACCGGAGTCGCGGCACACACCGTAAATATATCGGGTGCCATCACTACATATAGCTTTCCAGTTCGGCGGGTTGCTGGGAATGTTTATAGGCGATGCAGAGAGGGCGGGTTTGTTTGTTGTTAGATATACACCACCACCACCGCCTGTCTTAACAATAAATTCGTAAAAGTATCCGTTCAATAAAACAAATTGTGTAGCGTTCACAACCAGGCCGCCCGCTGAATTATCCCAACTTAAAGTAGGAGTCCCTATAGTAAATGTGGATGCGATGGTAAAAGGACCTACCGGAGATGTTTCACCATATATGTTTGTGGCACTAACGGAAGTAATAGTCTGCGCGGAAAATGTATTATAATTTCGAGTTTTAAAAGTTATACCAGTCGCATCGGATGTGTAAGTAATAACTGGTGGGGCAGAGACTGTATAAGTAACGCTGTCAATAGGGGTGCTCTGGACAATCTTATATGTCGTGCCTGAGCCCGGGCCGGCTGCTAGATTTTGGTTCGTAGGTGTGGCGAGCAATGGTATACCAATTGCAGTTAAATTAAAAGAAGTAGTGTAAGACGACCCGTTTGTAGTTGTTGCTTTAATATATATAGTTTGATTTTTTAGAATTGGGGACCCTCCTGCAAAAGTAAATTGTCCTGTTCTCGAATTTATAGATAGTCCTGTAGGTAAAGTTGAGATTAAGGCACTTGAGTCAGTACCGGCTGACCAGATTATAGAATCAAGTGTATACGGAAATGAAAAGTTCGCGCCCTGGCTCGCTTGAATTGTCTTGTCTGCCGCTGTAAATACTGGAGTAGAATAGTCAACGGCTATGTATTTCACGTTGCCAATTATACTCGTGAAAACATTCACGTTCTTATAGATCAACCGCTGTACTTGCGTTATACGCATTTCATTAGGAAATAGTTCTCTGTCACTAGCTGAAAGGTACAAAAATAGACCCCATAGCATAAATTTATACCCTGATGCTTGAGACTTCAGTCTTATATCAACATCATGATATTTCATTGCATTCAAGTTTAAAGCATTTTTCAATTCGTTACAAAAAAAGAAATGAAGAGGATAAAACCCAGCGGGAACTACTGCTTGAGACGTGTTGTTTGATTCAAGAACTGGCCAAATTTTAGAAGAGTACGTGAAGTCCTGGCTATCTATTAACTGGTCTCCAATGTAGAGATCCACGGTATCAAAAAGACCGGCCCATGTATTAGGAATGACTGTGTTACCTGAACTATCCTCGATTGATATATAACATCTGCTCAGAAGATCTCCGACCCTGGGTATCCGTGCGTTCCCGCTGACGCTGAAAGGAATTTTCACATTTTCCATTCCAAAATTGGAAGCTCTTTTATATATTCCTCTAAATAGGCTGGCTTCTGGGTTTCCTGTAAGTTCTACGTCCTGTAGACCTCTTACCAAGACATTCATTTATATTTAGTTATATAATAATGAAGCCTGGCCGTTCGCAAACTTTAGAACATTATACCTGACGGCGTAGAGGTACATACCAGTTAACAAAGTTTGAGGATAAATTATTTCAAACTTGTCGAGCCTTGAGAAATTCGTCGTGCCCGTATCGGCCGACGTATCTAAACAAAAGGGAAGGACCATTATCTGAGACCCCGGTGTACCATTATATGAATGATAATACATGTTGACATCCGTAACTTGAATATTTCCAAACTCGGCAGAACTGACGCCATTAAACTTGAGAACAGTCGTCATTACTTATGTAAAATATAATAATGAACCGAGACCATTCTCTATACGAAGAAAGTTGTAATTTACGGCATAAACGTAAGGGGGGTTGGTATTATCATCTGTTAAAGCCAAGTTTATAACTTTCTGGTCATCTGGCGTCACTATCCTGAAAGTCGCAAGCCTTGAAAAGTTGAGTGTTCCAGTGGGATGAAAACTAGCCGTGTTCATACAGAACGGAACTATAGCCACATTAGAAACTGATGCCGAATAACCATGTGGAGTGCTGTAATACTGTGGAACATCTACCCATTGAAGCAGAGACGCCATTTCTCCAGCATCTACACCATTTATCTGCACTTTCATATTTAATGACTTTCCTGTTGCGTAAACAGTAGAGTAAGAGTTTGACTGAAAAGTTAGATATTTCACGGGGTTCGAAAAGTAAAGTTCCATCTGGTTCCCTACGGATGGAATGAGCTGTCTCTGAACCTGTGTTATAAGAATTTTCTGAGGTTTTTCTGAAATAAGTTTGCGTTCCACCTGATCAATATATATGTAATTAGACCATAAACTGTATGTCAATTGCGAATATTTTGATGCTGAGGAAACACCCCCTGGAGCTATGTTTAAATTTTTAGACCAAAATATCCTGAGAGTTACATCATGAAACTGCATAGCGACGAGAGGCAGGGATGATTCCCAATTTTTACAAAAAAAGAACTTTAGAGGGTAAAATGAACTTGAATTATAACCCGTGCTCGTGCCTGAGACTCCGGGTCCAAGTCGCTTCTGACTTGGCGATGTTGCCCCCAGGACTGGTTCTAGGTTGTTGCTCCATATAGAGTCCTGTTCATCAATCATCTGATAACCTACCCAGAGCTGAACACGGTCAATGACGTTCGCTGACCAGTTTATATTGGTCACGAGGCCTGTAGAGTCACTGGCAACTAGATACATATAATTTAATAAATCGCCTTTTCGCTGTATTGTAATAGTACTCATTCCATCTGCAGTGGGGTTTCCTTCTATATTTTGCCGAAGGACGGCACTTGAAAACTGTGTATACTTTGTGAATTTTGTTTTAAAATAAGAGGTATCCGGGTTTCCTGTTAAATGTTCATCTTCTGGACCTCTAGCAACCAGCTGCACGATGCCACTCATTATATACAGTATAACAATAAAATTTTTGGGGCTCCAGCCCCTCCAGAGCCTCGTGACCAATTTGATTTTAAAAAGCAGCCCCTCCAGAGCCTCGTGACCAATTTGATTTTAAAAAGCAGCCCCTCCAGAGCCTCGTGACCAATTTGA